GCCCGTGACTTCGAAATGGATGATGTTGTCACCCCACGTCGCTTGAAGAAGTGGGCACAGGAAGTCAAGGATGCGTATCGAAGGGGCGATGCGGAAGCAGTAGATAAGATGCGAGCCTTGGTTCGTGCAATGGTTCTTGCTGGTGGTGATCCATCCAAGACCGTTTCTTTTGCTAGCACTGCGATGCAGATGTTTGGCAAGAACCAGATGTCGCTCTTCTACAATAGCATTCTTTCTGGCACCAAAACCATCTTCCGAAACTTCTCTGGTGTCTATCGCTTGGTTGAGGCCCCCACGAGCATGGCCATCAGCGGTGCCTGGAAGGGCGATAAGGCCACGATCAAGGCTGCCCTTGCTGGGTATAGTGCCATCACTCAAAGCACCCAGGAGGCCCTTAGAGTAGCTCTCAGGACGTGGCAGACAAAAATTCCTGCTTCCTCCACTACTTACCGGGTAGTTCAGGATGCGGAGTCTCGTGCCATGCTTGAGGCGATGGAGCAGGTTGCTAAGACGCCAGCAGAACAGTTGACGGTGGGCTTCCTCAAGGCCCAATATAAACTTGCTGAGTGGTTGGATTGGCCCAGCCTTTTGCTGGTCAGCATGGACGATGCCTTCAAGACCATCCTTGTGCGGCAGCGAATTGCAGAAATTGCAACCTACAAAGCCTATCAAGAAGGCCCCTTGGATGTAGCAGCTCGAACAAAAGCATACGTCAACGAGTATGCTAAGTATGTCGATCCAAACACTGGTCAGATTAAAGATGCTGGTCTCCAAAAGTATGCGGAGATTGGCACCTATCAGAACGATCCAGGAATGGGTCTGAATCACCTCTCGGCTGCTCTCGACAATCTTCCGTATATTGGACCTGCTGGTCGCCTTGCGGTTCCATTTATTCGTACCCCAGCAAACATCTTTGCATACCAACTTGAGCATCTGCCACTGACGGCTAAGTTCTCAAAGCAGTATCAGGATGCAATGGCTTCCGGTGATCCATTGCTGATTGCCGAATACGAAGGACGTCAGGCTCTTGGGACAATGATTACAGCATCTATTGTGCCTATGGCATGGAATGAGATGTTTACGGGCAATACTCCAATCGACTCAAAGGAACGTCAGCGGTGGCAGAAGCTAGGCATCCAGGCTCGTTCTGTCAAGATTGGGGGCCAGTACATCTCATATAATGCTTTGGAACCTCTTTCCAACATCATTGCTGCTGTTGCGGATATTACAGCGGTTTCCAAGGCAGGCGGTGCTGATCTTGCCGAACGACTTGGTGGGCAACTTGTTCTGGCTATTGCAGCAAGCTTTACCGAAAAGAGTTACTTCTCTGGTTTGGCTGCTCTTGGTGAGTTCCTATCTCCTGAAACCTGGACCTCCACTACGGTCATGAAAGGCTTCCTTAGCATGGCAAACAACCAAACACCTCTTGCTGGAGCCCGTAGAACGTTGTCGAACAGCATGAATCCGTATATGCGGGAATACAGCAATGAGTTCGAACGCCTTCTGAATGTATCCCTTCCTGGCTATGCTGTGACTCTTCCAGAAGTCATTGATGTGCTTACGGGTAAACCACTCCGCAACCCAAATGGTGGGATTCCAAATGCCATAGCCCCCTTCGAAGTAAGTCCTGAAAACAAAGATCCTGTGGCTAAATTCCTTATGGAGATTGAATTTGCCTGGAAAGACAGTCTGGATAAGGCCCCCAATGGTCGTCCCATGACTGCGGAACAGAAGCAATTCATCCGCAAGGAGATGTACCGCAACGGACTTCGCAGGGACATTGATAACCTCCGCAAACTGGATTGGGTTAAGGAGGACCTTACCAAGTGGAAGAACCGCAACAAGGGTGCCATGAGTGACTACACTCGTGATACTCCGCTGGTCAATGATGAGGTCAAGAAACTTTGGGATAATTCCAAGCGTCGAGCCTTTGAAAAACTAGAGCTGGAAGATGCGGTGATTGCGGAACAGAACCGTAAAATTCGTGCTGCCCAGTATCAAACCCAACAGGGCAACTACAGCCCCGATCAACCCAAGGATTTCAGCACCGCTGATGTTGAAGGGTTGAACAGAGTCTATCAGGACATCATGAACTTCAAGTAAACCATGGCTGTTACTCAGAACACCTATACGGGGAATGGGTCTACCACGATCTATTCCCTGTCTTTTTCCTACCTGGATAAGGCCGATGTCAAGGTTACGGTTAACAACGTACTCGTAACCAACTACATCTTTGCCACCGCTTCGTCCATTCAGTTCTCGACGGCCCCTTCTGCTGGGGCTGCCATTCGAATCTATCGGGACACCGATACGGATCAGACAAAGGCCACCTTCTTTGCTGGTTCGGCCATCAAGGCCAAGGATCTGAATGAGAATTTCGTTCAAAATCTTTATATTGCCCAAGAAACAGCTAATAATGTAGCGAATGCTGTTGCTGGTCAGATACCGGCAGGCACCATTACTGATTTACAAGTAAATGCTACCGCTAATATCAATGCCACCAAGTTGGCCTTTACCCAAAGCGGCACTGGTGCAACTACTAGGACCGTTGAGGCGAAGCTAAGGGATGTTGTATCCGTTAAGGACTTTGGGGCAGTAGGAGACGGGGTGGCGGATGATACGGCTGCCTTCAACGCAGCGGCAGCAGCCAGTTCCGATGTGTTTGTCCCAAACGGAACCTATCTGATCAATAACGCGGTCAACATTTTAGACAATCAAACATGGTTCTTTGAGGGTTGCACTCTTAAGCACACAGACGACACCAAGACCATCCTTCGCGCCGACAGCAAGACAGGATTTAGCTTGCTTGGGAAACTGGTGCTTGAAGGAACCCTTGTTACGGCTGCCACAACGGCTGAGACTGGGCTTTATATCACCAACGGCAAACGGTATCGAGTCGAAGGAGTTGAAGCTAGGAAGTTCAAGGGTAAAGGGATTTGGTTAGATGGCAGCACCGCTGGTGCGTTACGTGGCGACCGTGGACAATTTACTGATTGTGCTGCTTACGACTGTACGGTTGGCATTCAAATTGATGCAGGCGCTGGTGCTGAGTACAACACCTGGACAAACACAAACATAAGCGGTTGCGTGACTGGCATGGCTATGGCAGCCGGTAACAACACCGTCGTCGGTGGCAGCATTGTCGATAACTCTTATGGAGTTGTCTTGACAGCAGGCTCTAATCATTGCCACGGCATGTTTACTGGTGTCAACATCAACCACAACAATGTCTATAACCTTCAAACAACTGCTGTCACTTTTGGTCATTCGTTTACTAATTGCCATTTCTACGGAAACAACAATGCTGGAGCCGGTGCGATTTTCTTTGATAACTCCAAAGGAATAGTTCTTAATGGAGGCGATCTGGATTGCTGGGTTTACAATTATTCAGGCGTTTCTAGTGGCTACAATTATATCAAAAACATGTACTGCCCTGGCAGCTACGGAGACGTTAAGCGGCTGGCGGTTGGTGGTGTAATGCCAACGGAACTAATTGTTCAGAAATGCGACGGGCCTGGTGCTTATGATTCTGGCATTTCGATCAATGATCCTGGCCCCGTCTATGTCAATGCTCGACGGTTGGCCGCAACTACGCAAAGCATTGTGGGCAACACCACTCTGCTATTCCCGTCTGTCTTGCTTGATAGGCGAACCGCTTACAACAGTTCAACCGGAGCGTTCACGGTTCCGGCAGGACAAGGTGGACAGTATCGACTTATTGCTAACCTTTACTTTTCAGGCACTGCAATGTCGGCAACGGCAAGCTACGTTGATGTGCTCGTAAACAGTGGATCCCCGCGTTTGTATTTGCTGACTCCATACAGCACGACAATTCTAACAACTACGATTGCTCAAGACTTTGGTCTTTCCGCTGCCGATGTAGTCACGATAACGGCGACAATCAACGGCACTACCCCGGTGTTTGGTGGCTCTACGTGGACGTCAAGTTTCAGCATTGAGCGTATTGCTTGACCTATGGCTAAACCAAAAGGCCCCCTCAATAAGACAACCCACGTCCCTGGTCCCCCGAAGAAAACTAAACAGGGCCAGGGACAACATTCTTTGCCCAATCATGGGCGTAAACAATCACGAGGTCAAGGTAAATGATCACCATTTTCGGCATCAAGCTGACCTATGAGGCAGCTATCTTTTTCGGACTCTTCATTGCTTCTGAGGTTATTGGTCTCAGCAAGTACCGCTCCAACAGCGTTGTTCAGGTTCTGCTGAAAGTCGTCGCCCTGCTGAAGCCCCTTCGGTCTGAGGATGACAGGATCCAAAAGGTCAAGGATTCTTTTAAGTGAAACTTTGCACTAAATGTAATCAAACAAAAACTTTAGAGCATTTTCACAAAGTCGGCCACAACCGTAAAAGTCCAGATGGACTGCGTACAATTTGTAAGGATTGTGCAAAAGCCACAATGTGGGGCCCTAGCATGAAAAAACGCTATGGCCTCACTATTGAACAATACGAGCAAATCCTCGCTAATCAAAATTACGCCTGTGCAATTTGCGAAACTAAAACTCCTAAGGGTTTAGGAAAGTTTGAAGTAGACCATTGTCATCAAACTAATCAAATTAGGGGTTTGCTGTGCCGTAAATGCAACAGTGGAATTGGACTACTCGGAGATAATGTTGATGGACTTGCTAAAGCGATTGCTTATTTACGAAAAGCAGAGCTATGACAAACATTTTGTTACCAGTGGCTCAATATTATAGTCAGGTTGATAGCCGGACTATGCACAGTGATCGTATGTGTTTTTCTAGCACAATGGCGATGGCCGTCAAATATCTACGGCCGCAATCACTTCTTGGCTCTAACGCAGACGACGACTATCTCCGCACCGTGCTTAAGTTTGGAGACACTACAAATTTTGTAGCACAAACCCAAGCTGCCAAGGAGTATAAGGTACGTGCTACCTTCCACAAAAACGGCAACCTCAGTGCCCTCCAAAAGCGGCTAGAAGATGGTGTTCCCGTGCCTGTGGGGTTTCTCCATCATGGTACGCCTACGGCCCCTCGTGGGGGCGGCCACTGGGTTCTCCTGGTGGGTATGACGGATACTCATGGTATCTTTCACGAT